TCATCGAGGTCATCGCCGAGTGCAACGTCATCAACGTGGACCTGGGCGCCGACCAGGCCGAGGTCGAGGTCGTCACCTGCATGGGCGAAACAAAGCATCACATGCGCATCCCGACCTACGAAGAGGTTCGCAAACTGAACCGCAGCAACCGCATGGTCAGCCTGCCGTTCAACCGCTTCGAGATTCGGACGTTCCTCGAGGCCGGCGCGGAGCTGTGGGACAAGTGCGGCGGCGCCGCAGAAGGCTACAACGGACCTGTGCCCAACCTGCACAAGGACACAGTCATGCGCGCCGTGGTCGAAGCCATCAACCAGGAGGCCGCGCCACGCCATGACGAATCAAATTTCTAATAGGCGGCGGCTGGCCGGAGTGGCCGTCGCCCAGATTCATCTTCCATCGCCTGATGCGGCGTTCCGAGCTATGCCCCGGGCCGCAGGACTGCACCGAGGTGCTCAATGTGGATCCGTATGCGCGCCCCGACAGTCCGCGCTGCGAAGAGTGTCCGCTCACGCTGCTCGAGACGTATCTCGCCTCCGGCGCCGGCCAGCTGATCGCGCAGGTCATCGATCTCGACTTCGCGTTGCAAACGGGGGTGACAGTTTCCAGTTCTGAGATCACGTTCCCGGAATTTCTGTTGTTGCGGTTACTCGCGGAAGAACGAAACAGGTTCCACGAGGAGCAAATGAAGAAGGCGACACACCGACATGGCCGCTAACAACATCTACTTACAAGTAAATTTCAACAGTGCGCAGGCCCAGCAGAACGTCAACGCGCTGAATAACGCGATCCAACAGACCGGTCCGACCGCGCAGAAGTCAGCCCAGCAAGCGACTCAGGCTTACCAGGGCGTCAACGTCGCCATCAAGCAAACTGCATCCGCATTCGGCGAGCTCACCAGTGCAATCGCCGGCTTGGGCATCGCGCGTTGGGCGAGCCAAATGATCGAGGCCAGCGCGGACCTTGGCCGTGCGAAACAGATGATGATCGCCTTCACCGGCTCGGCCGAGGAGGGCCTGAAGGTATTCGAGCAGATCCGCGCGATCGCGGCCAGTAGTCCATTCCGCTTTAAGGATCTCGAGGAAAGCGGCCGCACCATGCTCGCGTTCGGGATGGACGCGAAACTCGTCCCGCCGGCGCTCAAAGCCATCGTTGACCAGGTCACTGCCATGGGCGGCTCGATCGAGCAGGTTAACGCGCTGGTCAAGATCTTCGGGCGCGCGATGGACAAGGATTTCATCGGGGCCATGGACGTGATGCGCCTCTTGCCCGCACTGGGCGTCAAGGTGACCGAAGCACTCAGGAAAGCCCTGAGCCTTGATACCGAGGGGGTAAAAAAACAGATCAAGGAAGGCGCGCTCGACCCGATGCAGTTCATGCTCGTCGTGCTGAACCAGATGCAGACGCAGACGGGCGGGACCGCCGGGAAGATCCACGACGCGGCGGAAGCCTTCAAGAACCTGGGCGACAGGATTCTCGAGGCCGCCGACGCGGTCTTCGGGCCGAATGGCTTCGGGCCCGCGCTCGAGACTCTGGCGCGTCAGATCCAGGAGTTATTCAAGCCGGCCAACGCACTGATGAAGTGGTTCCAGCAACTGCCGGACTGGGTCAAGAGTTTAACCGTCGACATCGCCGCGCTTGCACTCGCCGTGGGCGCGTTGGGCTTGGCGTTCAAGGCATTTGGCAGTGTGCTGGGGCCGCTATTCACACTGCTCGGTGGAGTCGGGACGCTCATCAAAGGCCTATTTACGGGCGAGGTCGTTGCCGGCTTAACGGCGGCACTCACCGCGGCCGCTCCTGTATTGGCGATCATTGCGGCCGCGGTAGCAACCATCGCATTGGGCCTAGAGGCTTGGTCCCTGATCTCGCCCGACACGTTCAAGCGGTTCGTCGACAAGGCCAAGGAAATCTGGGAGGGATTCAAGAACTGGATTACCGGCAAATCGGGGGAGATAAAAAAGGCGGCTGCGGATGGCCTCGGCGACCTACCAAAGCCGGATCTGAGCAAACTCACGATCGAAGTTAATTTCGACAAAGCGCAGCAGGAGGTCGAGAAATGGGCCACGGAGGCATCGAAGACCATCCTGCAGGCCTTCAGCTCGCCGGCCGAGGCCGCAGTCATCAAGTACGCCGAGCTTCACCAGAAGCTCGATCAGATGATTATCGAGCAGCACATCACTGCCGACCACGCCGCAGAACTGCACGCGCAGTTCGAGGAAGCGCAAGAGATGGCCGTCCAGGCCGCGGTGTTCGAGCAGTACAAGAAGACCGTCGCTGAGAAAGCCAAGATCGACGAAGAGCGCGTAAAGGCCAGCTACGACGCGAACATCGCCTACATCGAGGCCATGGACGCGCAGGATCTCCGCGGCAAAGTCGTGGCTATCGACCAGATCACCAAGCTGCGCGAGGATTCGGCCGAGCACGTAGCCAACGTGCAGAAGGATGCACTTGAGAAAACGCTCGCCGCGGAATTGGAGCAGATTGACAAACTCCGCGCAGCATGGGAGAAGTTGGGCCTCGATCCGCAACAGATCGACAAGATGACCGAAAGGCTGAAAGGGGATACAGCCGAGAAGATCAAGGGCATCACCCAAAAGGCCGAGGACGAAGCGCAGAAATATCGGTTGGAGGCGTGGAAGAAGACCAACGACCTGATCATCGAGGATCAGAAGCGCGTGTTTGAGGGATTTAAGTCCATATTCGACGAGATGTTCGACGCCTTCACCGATCGAACCAAATCGCTCAGTCAGGCCCTGGGTGACATGTTCAAGAAACTGGCGCTCGGCGAAGTGCGCGAGATGTTCTCCAGCCGGCTTGCAGCCGCGGCCACCGAAGCGACTGGCTATGGACGTCCCACTGAACAGATCGCGCGCGGCGGAGGGTTTCTATACAGCCTGTTCCAGCGCGGCATGCCACCGCGCGCACCATTGCCGCCGCCTCCTGGCGTATACACGCCCGAGCGCACGCAGGAAACCATCAAGTTCGACGCGATCGCGGCGCCGATCACCGATGCCGTGAAGCCGATGGAGACAAGCAGCCAGGTCTTCTCGACCGCGAGCGATCAGATGCAGATCGCGGTGGTCGACTTCGCTAACGCGGTGCAGGAGTTCAAAGGTGCAGCGGTTCAGCAGTCGGGCTCGGCAGACCGCATAACGGGTGCCGCCGTCTCGTTGGCCGACTCCGGGGATGTATTCAGTCAGGCCTCCGCGGCCACCGGCGTAAGCCCGACGTTGCTCCGTTCGGTGGCCCAGGCTGAGTCGGCCATGCGCCCTGGTGCGGTGTCGTCCAAAGGCGCGATGGGTCTGATGCAGCTGATGCCCGGCACCGCTCGCATGCTCGGCGTCACGCATCCCTTTGACGCGGGCGAGAACGTGATGGGCGGCGCCAAGTATCTCCAGCAGATGCTCACGCGCTACGGCGGCGACACGTCGAAGGCGCTCGCAGCCTACAACATGGGGCCGGCCGCAGTCGATCGCTACATCGCCAGCGGCCGCCCATTGCCGCTCGCGGTACAGAACTACGTGACCAAGGTGCAGAGTCTGATGACGGGATCGTCACCGGCCGTGGTGGCGCAGACTCAGGCGCAGCGGCTATTCGAGCTACCGGAAGGATTCTCGCGCGGACCCGGCGGCGAAGTGCAGTACACGCCCCAGACGGCCGCAATGCAGCCCATGGAACTGCCCACGCCACCCGATCTGTTCGGGGCGTATGGGGTGACCCAAGGGACTAGCGTGGCCGAAGCGGCACAGGCCAAGCAGGCGGGCATTCTCTCACAGTTGGGTGGCCTTGCTCCTGGCGCGCTGGGGGGTGGCGCCCCCGGCGGCGGCACAGGGCTCATGGGTGCGCTCGGTCGCTTCGGTAATCTCAAGGGCCTCGGGCAATTATTCGGTATTGGCGCTACCGCGGCAGGCGGGACGTCGATCGGCAGCATTCTCACATCAGAAGGCGTCGGCAATCTCGCGTTGATGGGAGGGCTGAGCCTGATGAGCGCCGGCATCCAACACCGCTCTACAGGCCTCCAGGTAGCCGGCGGTGCGCTGACTGGCGTGAAACTCGGCTCGATGTTGGGCATGGGGTGGCTGCAAGGACCGCTCATGGGCGCTGGCATCGGGCTGTTCTCCGCCGGCGTGCAAAAGGGCGGCATGGCTGGCCTCGGCATGGACATCGGTGGCGGTGCGCTCGCCGGCGGCATGATCGGCTTGCGTTTCGGTGGCCCCATCGGTGGACTGATCGGCGCCGGCGTCGGTGCCGCGGTCGGAGCTATCACCGGTGCCATCCGCCTGGTCGTCAAAACTGAGTCAGAGCGAATACGCCAGCAGATCAAGCAGGTTTACGGGATCGACATCAGCAATCTGCAGATCATCGCCCAGATCAAGCAGATCGTCGACCAGAAGTACGGCGGCTCGGTGTCGGTCGGAATCCGCAGCCAGGAAGTACAAGAGCTCGTGCGGCTGTATGCGCTGTCGACTGGACAATCAACGCTCAACATGCCGCGGCCGATGTATGGAGCGACAGTCGCGGAATCGCAGAAAGGCCTGCAGCTGCAAAAGGTCTACCAGGGCGGTGTCGAGGTGCAGAACCCCTACACTGGGCCTACAACGTATCAGTATCAGACAGCCGTCACCGCGGCGCAGGGACTGATGGCTGGCACCAGCCTGGGCGTGCCAGGCGCGTCGGGAATTATCAATAACCAGTGGACGCAATTGACGGTGCAGACCATTCAGGGCAACCCCGGAGCCATCGCCATGGCCTCGGCCGCGGCCTCGAGGGCCGGCGACAGCCGACTTACCCCCACCGCGGCGATGCAGGAGCCGCTGACGGCCCTGGGATAGCCATGCCAGGTAATATCATTGCCGCGGCTCCAGTAGATGTCATGCCGGCCAACCTC